AAATGGCAGTATTTAGCCATTAATATGGGATAAATAATCCTATTTTATAATTATTTGGCTGTTTTCTGCCGATTTAAGGGTAGGGCACCCCAAAAGAAATTTTAAAAAGAATTAGGGGAGTCTATCAAACACTTTGAACAGTCCATTCGAGGACCTTTTTTACAGGAGATATATGAGCACGAAAGTATGGGATAAGCCTAGACCTAAAAACCTTGGGAAACCTAAAACAAATAAAAATAAAAAGAATTATGCATCAGTGAAAGCACAGGCTGATAAAAAATTTGGTTCTAAAACTTCATTAGTAAAGAACATGTGGATTAGTAAGAAGTTATCATAATGGGTAAAAACATGAAGCATTTTACTAAGGATGGTAAATTATTTAAGGGAAATTATCATAAAATGTCAAACGGCAAATTACATACGGGCAAAACACATACAGCTTCTAGTAAACCGTTATTTCATTTAAATGAATTACCAAAAAAAATTCAAAAAAAAATTACATAAGAATTTTCTTCCCGTAGAAAGATAACAATTGCCGACTTATACTATTCCGTACAAACCAAGGAAACATCAAGCACAGTTACATCGTAAACTAAAACGCTTTAACGTCATTCCTGCACATAGGCGATTTGGGAAAAGTTATTTTTGTTTGGCAGAGACATTAAAGAAGTGTTTTGAGTGCCAGCTTCCAAACCCTCGGTATTATATAATATCGGCTACGTATTCTCAGGTAAAAAAAATACATTGGGATACGCTAAAATTTTTAACAAAAAATATTAAGGGAACTACGTATCACGAGACAGAACTTCGTTGTGATATGGTAGGGGGAAGAAGAATACAGCTTTTAGGGGCCGACGGAAATAGCGTTGACTCTATTCGTGGAATTTTCGCGGATGGTGTTATTCTTGATGAGTGTCAGTTACTCCATAAAGATTTATTAAATAAGGTTTTACGGCCAGCTTTAGTCGATAGACACCAGATGGATAAAAAATCTGGCTGGTTAATTGCAATTGGGACTCCCTCTGGGCATAATTTTTTCTATCAATTGTATATGAATAATAAAGGCCATAAAGATTGGTTTGTTAAAAAGTACACGGTAGAAGATACAAAGATAATACCAAAAGACGAGTTGGACAATCTAAAGAATATGATGTCCCCTGAAGAATATGCTACCGAGTTTATGGTAGATTTTGACGCTGGAGTCGTTGGCGGTATTTATACAAAATCAATGCAGATGGTGGAAAATGAAAATAGAATTACTAATGTTCCTCACATCGCAGAGTTACCCGTTACAACATTTTCCGATATTGGATTTCGTGATGCTTTTAGCATTGTTTTTATTCAAAAGGTAGGTTCGGCTATACATGTTATTGATCATTTAGAAGGGTCAGGAGAAAGTTTAGAATACTACGCTAATAAATTAAAAGAACTACCCTATACTTATGATAATCATTTCGCTGGGCATGACATAGTGGTTACTGAGTTGGGGTCAGGAAAAAGCAGGCAGGAGATAGCATCTAATTTAGGATGGTTTATACAGCCTGTTCCTAAACTAAAAATAGAGGATGGAATAAACTCTTTACGAATGTCTTTAAAACGATGTTATTTTAATAAAGATAAAACAGACTACCTCATTAATTGTTTAAAACAATACCGATGGAAGAAAAATCAACTAGGAGAGCAAACGTCAACACCTCATCACGGACCTGAAAGTAATTCATGTGATGCTATGAGGTATATGAGTATAGGATTGAACGAGTCAAGCGACTGGTCCAGTAAACTTAATTACGGGCCTTCTGGGATAATTTAGAAACCTTTTTTTCTAAAAAGGCAATACGTTTATCTTTTTCGACAATCTGTTCTTTGAGATTTAGACCCCAAGCCAACTGGTTATTCACGGGCCTACGGCCATTGTAATAATTACCGACGGCTGTTCGGGTAATACCGACTTCCTTCGCCAGCTTCCCTTGGGATATACCAAGAAATTTTAATAATTTTCTAAATTGAAATTTAGTCATATAACACTGTTACACTACAACAATATATTTATCAATGAAATTAAACAAAAAAAAAGAACAAGAACTAAAAGGCACAATTACACGCGAAATAACTGATGCTTTAGGCTATCAAAACGGTAAACTGGTTCAAGAACGTTCTCTAGCCTTAGATTATTACAATTCGGAACCATTTGGTAATGAAGTAGAAGGCAGATCACAAGTTATAAGTAGTGATGTTTTAGAAGCCGTAGAAAGTGTGCTTCCAAGTTTATTACGTATTTTTACCGCAGGAGACGATATTGTTAAATTCGAACCTGTAGGTCCTGAAGATGAAGAAGCATCTAAACAAGCTACAGAATATATTAATCATATAATATTTAAAGAAAATGACGGCTGGAAAATATTTTATACGTGGTTCAAAGATGCATTAATCCAAAAAAACGGGTTTATAAAACATTATTACAAATACGAGGATGAATTCCTCAAAGAGTCTTATAAAGGCCTTACAGAGATAGAATATCAGGCTTTATTGATAGATGATGCTGTTGAAGTAGTTGACGTTGAAGAAGTCATTGAAAAAAAAATGGTGATGACTGAACAAGGCGAAATGGCAGACACCCAAACTGTCTTTAACGTTGATGTTCGACGTAAATCATCATCAGGTAAAATTTGCATTGAAAACGTTCCTCCCGAAGAAATGCTAGTTTCTAAACGTACCAAAACTTTAGCTGATGCGCCTTACATTGCACACCGATTAAAAAAAACGGTTAGTGATTTAATTGGGGAAGGGTACGATAGAAAAAAAATAGAAGATATACCATCATACGCAAACTCAACATGGAATGAGGAGTCGCTAAGTCGTAACTTATTTGATGAAGAAAGTTACATGGATGAAAGCGCTGACCCTTCTATGCGCGAAGTTTTATATTATGAAAATTATATAAGAACAGATATTGATAATGATGGTGTAGCAGAACTATTAAAAGTTTGTACCGTAGGAGATACAAACGAAATTTTACATGTAGAAGAAATATCATATATTCCTTTTTCTACTATTACACCGATTATTAATCCGCATCGTTTATTTGGAATGAGTGTTGCAGACCTTGTTATGGATTTGCAACAAATTAAAAGTGTACTTTTAAGACAGTTACTCGACAACGCTTTCCTAATGAACAATTCACGCGTATTAGCTGTTGACTCACAAGTAAATCTTGATGACTTATTACAATCGCGCGCAGGCAACATTGTAAGAGTTAAATCACCTAATGCTGTTGTTCCATTACAAGCACAAAACTTTATGCAAGAAGGTTTGGCAATGATGGAGAAAGTTGATCAAATAAAAGAACAACGTTCAGGCATTAGTAGGATGCAACAAGGTTTGGACCCTAACACAATTCAGAAGTCACATACTACAGCTACAGGTGTTAAAGAAGCTATGGCATCGGCTGGACAGCGTATTGAAACAATTGCTAGAGTGTTTGCCGAAACAGGTATTAAAGATTTAATGAATTGTTTGTTAAAATTAACAACACAATATCAAGATTATAAAAAAGTAATAAAGATTAGAAACAATTACGTTCCAATAGACCCAAGAGAGTGGAAAAATAAATTTAATTTAACAATAAACGTGGGGTTAGGAACGGGTAGCCATGAGCAACGGTTACAAATATTAGGTCAAATATTAGGCATTCAAGAAAAAATAATGATGTCAGGTAGTAAATTAGCAAATGAACAAAACATCTACAATACGTTAGAGCGCATGGTTCATAATGCTGGGTTTAAATCCCCGCAGGAATTTTTTACAAATCCTGAAACACTTCCACCTGAACAGCCTAAAGACCCAATGCAAGAAAACCCGTTGCTTATCGCTACACAACAACAAATACAAGCTGACCGAGAAAAGAACATTGCTGAATTGCAATTGAAAAAAGAAAAGATGGAAGCTGAACTTGAATTAAAAAAACAAGAACAAGTAGCCGAGTTAGAATTAAAAAAACAAGAAATGTTAGCAGAGTTACAAATGGAAAGAGAAAAGATGAATAGAAAAGCACAGATGGGAACTTTATAATGGTACAGTTTACACCTTTTGGCGAGTCATCTTTATTTTCTACTATTGCAAGTGGAGGTGGTACACCTTTAGGTGCAGTCCCTATGACTTTTGCAACAGCAACACCTTTTAAATTTAGTTCAGACCCTATAATTCCTGAACCAGATACACCAGAAAGTGATTTTGACATGGGAGTATTTTGTTCCATGCCAGCTAATGCCAATCATCCAATGTGTGTTCAAAATGATAATGGAAAAACTTTTGAAGAAGAACGAGCAGAAGAATTATACCTTCCAACAGATGAAGAAATAGCAAACATGACAAATGAAGAATACATTCAAAATCTTGTTGATAGAGGACGACTAAGTAATTCTATACTTGGGTATTTACCAAGTAAAGGTAACATGGTTAAATTACGAACAGGTCAAATGCCTATGAGTCCTTATTTCACTTTAGCATTTGGTAAATTACAAGAAGCAAAAAGAAATAAAATATTACAAGAATTAAAAAAACGTGGCTTCTTAGGTGATTTGCCTGCTAACCCTATATTTGAACCTGATGGTGGTTTACGATTTGATATAACTGGTAGTGGTCAAACAAACGCAGATAGAACACAAGGTGGTTTGTTAATGATTAATGATGGTGTTAAACCTTATAAAGAAACTAAAGGAACGCCAATAAGTAATGCATATATTGGTAATATAGATGTAAATTCATATTTAAATTCAAAAAAACAAGAAGATTTAAAAGATGAATTTAAAAATATAAGTACAGGTAAATTTATTAATGAATTTAGAAAACAAGATGGGTATTTTTCACCAGCACAAACAAGAGATAGAGAAAAATCTTACGCACAAGATCAAGGTAAAAAAGGAACTTACTCTTACAGGGCAAAAGGTAGATGACCCCAGAACAAGAAATACAACGATCTAATGACGCTAAAGCAATTATTGACAATCCGCTTTATCAAGAGTCATACACAGAATTACGAAAAGAGTTAATCAATGAATTATTAGATACTCCCCTTCGTGATACGGAAGCAAGAGAAAAAATTTACATGATGGTAAAGATGCTTGATTCCGTACAAACCCGAATACAATCCATAATGGAAACGGGAACAATACTTAAAGAATAGGTAAAATATGGCTGACAATCCTACACAGGAAACAGCGGTTACTGACGACGCTACGGTTCAAGAACCAGTAGCACAAAAAAACTTATTAGGTGAATTCGAGAACTTTATAACCGCAGAGAACGAAGCACCAACACAATCGGCTGAACAGGACGCGAAAGCACAACCAGACGCAACCGAAAGTGAACCAACTCCCGACGATTTGGAACTAGAGGAAATTGACGACAACTCCCCAGCAGAAGCTAATGAGGAACTTTATACAGTCAAAGTAAACGGCTTAGAAGAAAAAGTTAACCTTAATGAACTTCTTGCAGGATATAGTAGGCAAAAAGATTACTCGACTAAAACACATCAGTTAGCAGAAGAACGTAGAGGTTTAGAAACCGAACGAACTAAAACGCAAGCTGAAATGGAAGCGGTCAAAAAAGAACGCGATGACTACGCAGTAAAACTAAAATCTTTTATTAAACAAGACACAGAAGAAAAGATTGATTGGGACCAATTGTATAGAGACGACCCGATTGAATACGTTCGACAAAAAGCTGAGTCTGATAAAAAGAAAGAAGTACGTCAACAAGCGGAAGCAGAACTAAAGCAAATAGAAGCAAAACAAAAAGCAGAAACAGAAGATAAATACAAACAGTATGTAACTTCCCAGTCTGCTTTGTTACAGGAAAAAGTACCTGAGTATGCTGACCCCGTAAAAGGTGATAAGCTAAAATTAAGTGTAAAGAATTACTTAAATAATATTGGATTTAGTGATCAAGAATTGAGCATGTTAACCGATCATCGTACTGTTATGGTAGCGATAGAAGGTATGAAATATAATCAATTAAAGAAAGCTAAGTTAGATGGAAAAAAAGTAAACAAGGTTCCTAAAGTTTCTAAAGCTGGTGTTCCTACTTCTAAAGAAGATGTTAATTACGAAACTCGTCGCACAAGTTTTAAACGTGCTAAATCTGGCAAGTCAGAGGACATGCTAGATGCGTTTATGAACGTAATCAACTAACTATATAGGAGAATATATATGGCACAGCCAACAAATACTTTTGACTCTTATGACAGTGTAGGAAATAGAGAAGATCTTCAGAATTTAATTAGCCTCGTTGCGGTTACTGAGACGCCTTTCCTCTCGTCATTAAAGACTCAAAATATTAATTCCACATACCATGAATGGCAGACACTAGCTTTAAGTAGTGTTGCTGATAACAAAGTAATAGAGGGTGACGAAGCAACTTTAGACGCTTCTCTAACTACCGCTAGAGTAGGTAACTACACGCAGATTTCTGATAAAACTGTTGTAGTATCAAACACTTTAGATGCGGTTAACAGAGCAGGCAGAAAAAAAGAAAAAGCCTTCCAAATGTTACACAAGTCCAAAGAATTAAAAAAGGATATGGAACACGCAATGATAGGTCTAAACAATGGCCAAGTTGCTGGTAACGGTTCAACAGCAAGAGAACTAGGTTCTTGTCAAAGCTGGATTGCAACTAACGACATCATGGGTTCGGCAGGTTCACCAGCATCACCTACTGGAAACGGTACTGATGCAAGAACTGATGGTACCCAAGCAGTTTTCACTGAAACAATGTTTACTAATGCCTTAGACTTAATTTTTGAGTCTGGTGGTAATCCTGACACTGTTCATGTTGGAAGTTTTAACAAAAGAAAAATGAACGCTTTTACTGGTAGAGCAGACGCTACTAGAAGTGTTATCGATAACAACGGTATGATCAATGATTACTTTGATGTTTACCGAGGTGACTACGGTACATTAAAAGTTATTCCAAACAGATTAGTAAGATCAAGAGATTGTCTAATCCTAGAGTCTGATAAATGGGCGATTGGTTATTTAAGACCATTCACTACACAAGATTTATCAGTAACAGGTGACTCTCAAAAATCACAACTAATCGTTGAGTACACACTTGTTAGTGAAAATGAAAAAGCTAGTGGTGGTGTATTTGATTTAACTACTTCGTAAATTTTAATTAAGGGGAGGGGGTATAAACCCCCTCTTTTTAAAAACTAGGGTCCCTATATGTTTTTCTAAAACCAAAATGTATTGTAGCTGGATGACGACCAAATATATTATTTTTTATCCATCTTTTAGTTTTAGAATTATATTTAACTTTAAACCATCTTGGTCCATCGTACCAATTGTATTGTTTATAATGTTCAATACGACCGTTTTCATCAGGGACATAAAGATTTTTTTGTTCACCGTAAACATCGTAATTATTTGTTGGAATATCTTTATCATGTTGAACAGTTACAACATCGTTTTCATATTTAATAACAGTCATAGCATAACTATCACTACCAATTGAATATGTAACACCTTGACCTACAAAAATGTTAGTATTAATTTTTTCTTTAGTATTTAACATCGTTTTATCCTTTTGTTTAATTAAAATGGTTACAACCTATGGCAAACATAACTAATCTTTTGTTGTCATAAACAAAATCTGTTTTACAAATTCTAGGAACAGCATATTTTGTAGTAGTACCCCATTGTTTGTAGCGATTAATTGTTTCAGAATAAATTTCATTAATTTTATTTTCATAATTATTGATTTCTTCTTCTGTAAGTTCTAAGCACTTGCTTGTAGCACCTAACCATTCGCCAGCATGATTAGTTTCAACACGACATTTTAATTTAGCAATACCTAATTGTTTTGCTAAATCTTTTAATTGTTTTGTATATTTGTTCATAACAATGTTATACCCTATAACAATGTTATATGTCAAATAAATAAATAAAAATAATTTTTAACCCTAAAAAACCTAGGAAATATGCCAAATTTTACTAAATTTAACCAAGCCTTTAATCCAGCCGATGTGCAAGAATTCTTTCATTATGACGAAGCGGAGGACAAGTCTATTATTTATAAAACGCAAGATGTGGAACCTATTTTAAATATGAATAAAATAGAAATGAACCACATCGATCAAAGCGGTGATATAATGAAACATGTTGCTTGTATTCCTAGAATAGTAATTGATCAATGGCGTAAAGAAGGAATAAATTTTTTTGATAAAAACGATTGGCCAAAAATAAAACAAAAATTAAACAGTAACGAATTTATGTATTTTAGAACACATCACGGAGAAATTTAATGGCATTAGATACATTTGCAAATTTAAAAACATCAATAGCAAATTATTTAAACCGCGATGATCTTACATCTTACATACCTGATTTTATTGCATTAGCAGAAGCAAGACACGGTAGAGATTTACGTTTACGTATTATGGAAAGTGTTGGTACATCAACAGCAACAGGTGGTCAAAACTATATTGATTTACCAACTAACTTTTTAGAGTTTAGATATGTTGCGTTAAATACATCACCAAAAATAGTTTTACGATATATGTCACCTTTTGAATTAACAAAAAATTATGGTGGTGTTACAAGTGGAGAACCTATCTATCAAACAATTATAGGTGAAAAATTATACTTTGGTCCTAAACCTGATAGTTCGTATTCTATTGAGTGGGCCTATTATTCTAAACCAACAGCGTTAAGTGATGACAATACAACTAATGCTATTTTAACAAACCATCCTGATTTATATTTATATGCATCGTTATTAGAAAGTGCACCTTTTTTAATGCAAGATGAACGATTAGGTGTTTGGGCAGAATTATATAGGGAAGCTGTAAGAGTAGCGAATACATCTGATGAGTCTGGGCGACATTCTTCGGGCCCATTACAAATGACAGCTAAGAGTGTAGGATGATTGAGTTCGGTCAGTTAATGTCTGACATGCCTTCTTTTCAAAATAGAGGAAGCATGAAAGTGGACAATGTTATTCCTTTAGCGAAAGGGTATAAATCTTTTCCATCATTTACAGAATTAACAACAACAGCTTTGACAGGACCAGCCGTAGGATTACATACGCAATTAAGTGCATCAGGTACAACGAACTATTGCGGTGATGCAACAAAATTGTATCAAATGAATTCTAGTATTGTTTTTGTCGATAAATCCATATCAGGAGGTTACAATAACTCAACTACAGAAAATGCTCGTGACTTTTGGTCCTTTTGCCAATTTGGTAACAGAGTTATTGCTACTAACTTTGCTGATAATATTCAGTCTTTTGTAGAAGGAACATCTACTGCTTTTGCCGATTTAGTTTCACTAAAAGCTAAATATGTTGCTGTTATAAGAGACTTTGTTTTTGCTGGATACACAAATGAAAGTGGCACCACATACTCAAACCGCGTAAAATGGTCAGGGATAAATGACCCTACCACGTTTACCCCATCACAGACTACTCTTTCTGACTCCCAAGATTTACCAGACTCAGGTAATATACAAGGAATAGTAGGAGGTGAAAGTTTTGGTGTTATCTTTACAGATAAAGCAATTTTTAGAGCAGACTTTATTGGTGCACCGTTGGTCTTTCAATTTTCTAAAGTAGCAGATAATATTGGGGCCTTTGCACCCAAATCAATTGCAAGTGTAGGTAGTGATGTATTCTTTTTATCACAAGATGGATTTTATAAAATTACTAACGGTTCAAAAATTACACCCATATCTAAAGGTAAAATTGATGAATTTTTTTTCGAGGACTTATCAAGTAACTTTGACGGAATATGTTCGGCTATTGATACTAACAACAGTTTATATGTTGTTTCTTATCGTGGTTCTGGTGCTACTGGTTCTAGTACAATTAATAATAAAATGCTTGTTTATAATTACGCAACTGACTCATGGTCAACTTGTTCAGGACAAGATTTAGATTTTATAGGTACAGCTTCCCAAGAAGCATTTACAACATTAGAAAGTTTAGATGTACTAGGGTCATTAGATGATTTACCTAGACCATTAGACTCTTATTTTTATCAAGAAGGTGTCCTTGGTTTAGCAGGATTTTCAAGCGCTAAAAAGTTTGGTAAATTTATGGGTGGGTCAATGACCGCTACCGTCGATACAACAGAGTTTGAAGGTGCTGAAGGAAAAAGATCAACGTTAATTAACGCACGTCCAATTGTTGACGCGAATGGAGAAAACACGACAATAACAGTTACGCCAATCTCTCGTTCCTCCCAAGCAGATAGTTTAACTACAGGAAGTGCCGTAACCGTAAAAGCATCTGGTGATTGTCCTTTACGTACTAATTCAAGGTATCACCGATTAAGAGTTATCGTAAATGGAAATTTTACGAATATGCAGGGTGTTGATGTCGAAGCAAGACCCGAAGGAAAACGATAATGGCTGGCCAATTTCAGGCTGTCCCGTTATCTAATCCAGTAGAAGAAGATCATCGACGACAAATAGCCATTGTTACAAACAACTCCTTAGATGGAAAATTAAACAGTACAGGCTCAATAACCTTAACCGCGTCAACAACGACAACAACGTTAAATGATAAACGTTTAGGTGGTGATAGCGTTATTGTATTTATGCCAACAACGTCAAACGCGTCGGCAGGAATAACTAGCTTGTATGTGTCCGCACAAGGAAAACAAACCGCAACACTAA